CTCGAAAGAGTGGCCTGTAGGGACCAGCGTGACGCCTTTACTTACCGTTAGATTAGCTACGTCAATACGGGCTAACCGGTTAACAAATGGCATAGCTTTAGCGGATGTGGTCTTAGAAGTCGTTCCGGGGAGCGAGCCTGCGCCTCAATCAACAAGCGACCTCGATGTCTTTGAAGGGCGAGAAGTGGCGACTTTCAAGCCTAATTGGTCTCGACCGTTAGAAGTGACATACCAATACGAGAGAGAAGAAGTAGATTATGGGCGCGGTGTTGCGTCTTATTACACGCCTATTGATTTTGGAAGCAGACTACACCAAGCTACATTTACCGGGATAGATAAAGAGCTTATGGCCGATCTCATAGAGTTCTTCCAAAGAAATCAGGGGCAAAGAAACGAGTTCTGGATTCCTTCGTGGGAAGACGACTTTGACGTGGTAGAAGACTTGGCGGCAGGTTCGGACTCTATTCGGGTAAAAGGTACTGACGTGCAGACGTATTTCCAAAATGATAAAGTCTACCAGTGCGTGACAGTTAAGACAAAAGCCGGGGTCTGGTATCACCGCAGAATAGAAGAGATGTTTACTATAAATGACGCAAAAGGTTTAGATACTATAATAAAACTTGACTCGGTTATAGGAGATGCTATAGGATTGTCGGAGTTACACTTTGTCGGGTGGCTATTTTTAGCACGACATGCTTCTGATTCTATGACGGCTAGATGGGTAACTAACGAAGTAGGATCATGTAACTTCTCGTTTTTAACTTTAGAGAATCTACCCGAAGAAGTATTATGACATTTGAGAATTACGAAGAGAGCCGCTATTTAGGAGACCCGATAACAACTTATTTGTTTAGGTACGGCGTTTCCCCGAACGCTTTCTTCGCTTACACAGATCACGACGAGATAATAAACATCGACGGAGTTGATTATCAACCAATTCCTATTCAAAGAGACGCCGTTAATACTTCCGGTACGCTCGACAAATCCAATCTTACAATACGAACTCCTTTCGATACGGGGTTGGCAGACCTATTTCTAGTCTATCCGCCGTCCTCTGTTGTTACGTTAGTAATAAAGCAAGGTCACATCTCAGACCCAGATCAAGAGTTTTTAGCTATATGGACCGGCAGGGTTTTGTCCTCTTCAAAGGACGAGAACGAAGCCAGTTTTGTTTGCGAGCCAGTTTCTACTTCCCTAAAAAGACCGGGGCTTAGACGAAACTATCAGTACGGATGCCCCCACGCTTTGTACGGCCCTAAATGTAAAGCCGATAAAGCAGCGGCTACCTATTTTGCTACCGTGCAAGAAGCTATCGGATCGACAGTCACATTAAATCCGGGATGGACTACCCTAGATCAAAACAAGTTTGTTAACGGTCTGGCTCAGTGGGTTTCTGCTAATGGGGAAATTGTTCTGCGTCCGATACTGCAAATAGTAAACACAGATTCCTTCCTTCTAGGCGGTCCCGTATCGGAATTAGCCCCCGGGGACGGTATAAATATGTCTTTAGGGTGCGGTAGAAATATGGAAGACTGTCAAGTCTTACACAATAACATACTTAACTTTGGGGGGCAACCGTGGATTCCGACAAACAATCCTATCGGACCGAAGAACCAATATTACTAGGAGATAAATTATGGTATGGGTAGAACTACTCGTAGCTTTGGTGATAAACATCGTAGCCTACTTAATACAACCAAAACCTAAAACACCGAAACCCGCTGCGGCTCAAGATTTAGACGATCCAGTTGCCGAGGCTGGTAGACCGATTCCGGTAGTGTTCGGGACTGTGACCGTAAAAGGCGGTAACATACTTTGGTTTGGAAACAAGAGCATTAGAACACAGAAGATCAGAGTATGAAGATATACATTAACGACGTTAGGAAATCCGGGCATTGCGTAAGAGGTGCAAAAAAGTGGTTCCAAGAGCATGACATGGACTTTAGAGACTTCTTGCGTAACGGGGTGGATTCGGAGACTTTTGTAACGAAAGGCGATGGGCTCGCTAAGAAAGTAGTGGAGGATAAAATTGCCCGACAAGGTTAATTTTTGCGAAGAGACAAGGAACAGAATACGAGTTTCTGTTTGGGCCTACTCATACGAAGTGGCTAACCGTCCAATGGTAAGCGACGCCGAATACGATAAAGTTTGTGCGTCTATAGACGTAAAAAAGAGAACAGGAAATTCTAAAATGGATAGCTTTTTCGAGTTCTTCTTTTCCGCCGATACCGGCATATGGATTCACCAACACCCGGAGATTGATAAAATCAAATCTTTGTGGTTTAGACTTATAACAACGAGTAAATGATATGGGAAAAAAGAAACCTACTATAGACGTAAATTTATATCATATGTCGATTCATCTCGGGTTATGCCACGGGCCGATAGAAGCTTTGAAAGCCATATACGTTGGTGAAAAAGAAGCTTTTTCTGGTACAGTAACTTCTGAGACAGATATTCTCGTAGACAAACAGGAACTTTTTGGCGGTGTTAGGAAAGAAGGCGGTGTTTCTGGCTCGGCGTATTTTTCCCCCGGAAGCGAAACTCATGTTATGCCGGAAGGTCTGGCTCGTCGTTTGGGTAGAACCGCTGCAACATGCCCCGGTTTTAGGAATGTGTGTTCTTTGTTCTTTACTGATGGCATAGACAATAGCGGGGGGTTCTATTGGACCGCTAACCAGCCTACTTTGCGAGGCGTATGGGCTACTGTTTGCCGAAGACCTAAAACTCTTGGGCTAAACTTCTCTGAAATCGGTCCCGACGCTAACCCGGCTCATATCATTTACGAATGCCTAACGGACAAAGATTGGGGGATGGGCGCGGAACCAACTTCTATCGACGTGCCGGGTTTTCAAGCCGTGGCTGAGACGTTGTTTAATGAAGGGTTCGGCCTTTCGATGATATGGGCTAACGCCACGGACATAGAAAGCTTCATTACCGAAATACTAGACCACATACAGGCTACGCTGTTCTTAAACCCGAAGAACGGGCTGCTTACACTAAAACTTATTCGCCCCGACTACGACATCAACACGTTAGAAGTTCTCAACCCGGACAACTGCACGGTAATGTCTTTTCAAAGGAAAGCGTGGGGGGAAACGGTAAATGAAATAGTAGTGTCTTGGACCAACCCACAAAACGAGCAAGAAGAAACCGTAGCCTTGCAAGACTTAGCTAATGTAGCGATTCAAAATTCTATAGTATCGGAATCGCGTAACTACTACGGTGTCCGAAATGCTAATTTAGCTCAACAATTATGTGTAAGAGATTTGCGGTCTTCTTCGGCCCCGCTAGCAAGCGTAGAGATAGAAGTCAATCGTGTGGGTTGGGACCTTATACCCGGAGAAGTTGTCCGGTTGAACTACCCAGAATATTCTATCGAAAATTTAGTTGTAAGAATTACTAACATAGATTACGGGAGACCCGGTTCGCCTTACATTAATATTACAGCAGTCGAAGACATCTTTGCCCTGCCTTTCTCTTCTTTTACTGCACCCCCTACAACTGAGTGGGTCGATACTTCTACTGAGCCTAGTCCTATGGATTTTGTAAGAGTCGTTACATTACCATACTATATGGTGGCTCAAGTATTAAACGAAAGTGAACTACAGGCTGTACAATCTCCAGAAGTAGTAGCCGCCGTGTTAGCCGCAGACAGTAACCAAGATACCTATGCTTTTGAGTTGTTAGGAGAAGACAACGATCCTTCCGGCGGAACTTCTTTTATAAGCGTAGGAGAAAGAAATCTAGCGGGACGTTCACTACTGCCTGTAACGCTTACAAGAGAATCGCAAAGTATTATCAGCGACTTCGGTTCTGTATTCGGCCAACAGGGGCCGGAGGTATCTGGCTTCGCCATGTTCGGAAGTAACGACGAATCCGAAGCCGAGATATGTTTAATTACAGGGTTTAATTCAGGGGATTGGACAGTACAACGCGGTATGCTAGATACGGTTCCTAGAAATTGGCCTGCGGGTACAGAGGTTTGGTTCTTTAAGAATGACTCGAATTTTGTAGATAACTCTACCTTGTATGCTTTTGAGACAGTAGATTACAAGTTACTATCTCGCACGTCTCTTGGCGCACTAGACGAAAGCCTAGCTCCCACTGTCAGCTACACTTTGACCGAAAGACCCTACTTACCATTACGTCCGGCTAATTGCCAAGTCGAAGGCGAAGGTTTCGGTGTTTCCAATGTATCTTTATCCACAGATATAAACGTCACATGGGAAAACCGCAATTCTCAGACCGAGGATAATGTTATAGTCAACTGGGACGGTGGAGATAACACGCCTGAGAACGGCCAAACCACGACGATCGAAGTTCTTGACAACAGCGCGAGTCTTATTGTAAGTTACACAGGACTGACTGGATCATCTCACGTTATACCATTTGCGGACTTAAACGGAGAAACCGAATTGACCGTGGTATTTTACTCAGAAAGAGGCGGAGACCGGTCTTTACAAGAATACGAAATAGAGGTTTTAGTTTCTTAATGTACACAGCCGTAAGGTTGTTTGGATTTAGCCGCTTCAAATAATCGTGTACAACCGCAGGCACATTTGTTAGAATACGAAAAGAATTAATTTAGGAGTAAATTACATGGCCAATGACGTAACTATTAATCTCGGACTTCCGTTAGATGTCTCCGGGGTCGTTGCT